CTGACGTTGTAGTCGCGCTTGCTCTGCCCTATTCACGAGTAGAGTATACCACTTGACACAAGAGGTAGATAAGAGTAGAGTTAGCAGTGTTGATAGGAGGAAAAATGACTGACGGCGTATACGAAATTACCACTGGGAAAGAAGTAGAAGAAATAGACGCACTACAAGTAATGCTCGACTGGGCAAAGGACAACAACTAGCGTCTACTAAGTAGACAACAAGGAGAAAAAAATGGAAACAACAATCACGGAAACCAGCAACGAGACACAGTACGGTGACCTCACCTCCTACTTCCGATGGAGTCAAGAAGAGCGCACCTACCAGATGAACCTAAAGATTGACCCCAAGGTAGAACAAGAAGCGTGGATCAACGTAGAAACACGAGTGTATGACAAGTTCAACAATCCCAACAAGCGACCCACTGTCGGGGAGATGGCACGTATTTTCGCTCACGAAGCCAACCATATTACTGAACAAAATAAGGCTGTCATAGACGCAAAAGGTCTAGGACAAGAATCTATTCAAACGATAGGTGAGGCTCTCATTGAAAAAGCAGAAAGCATGGATTGGTGCGGAGAATTTGATGAATGGGTAGACATTGTTAATCGTCGGCTCGCTTTCGGCTACGAGTTACCTACCCGTATTCAAGAGCATGAAGTTGAAGTGGAAATCAGTGGAACTGTGAGTGTTACAAAAACCTTTAAGGTAGAGGCGAGAAGCCAAGAACACGCAGAACAATTAGTTACAGATGAACCCGACTCGTTCTTTGATCCTGAAGAAATACTCCAAGAATCTAGCAACTTCTATGTTTCGGATACTTCGTTCGAAATTCAATAACAACGGTGTTGCCTCATAGTCTCCTTGTTGACTATGGGGCAACTACCCTTTTTCAACCGTGTACTATGCTGTCTACTAAGTAGACAAAGGAGAAGTAATGAAATTTGGATCACCACCAGCCACAAAACTTAAAGGAAACAGTGACCATTGGGTTCAGGTTGTAGAAGAACTCAAAAAAAACCCTAACGAATGGGGATTAGCAGGTAACTATTCCATTGGGGTATCAACCCACATCAAGAAAGGTAGATACAAGGCTTTCTACCCTGAAGGAACATACCTACCAATGGTTTATGTTGCTCAAAACTGGGAAATCACCACACGAACCAACGGTAATAACCGTGTAGACATTTACATTAGGTGGGTAGAGTGAGTAGACAAGATAAATGTCGGGCGGTAACACGCTACCTAGCCACACGCACAGGGATACCAAGCCTATTTTTTGCCTCCCAAGGAAACACTATCGAAGCACCACCACCCTACAAATTTATTGTTAGCACCGACGCTGCATGGTGGCGCATGGGAACCTATCTACGATCATTGCCAGAAGATTCGATAGGAGTAGTAGTCAGGTACGACAAACTCATAGAAGGTGGGATAGATAACGCTGTCGTTGCAATGCGACTATCAGCGTTCGTTCAACTACTGGAAGCCCACTACAACACTATCCAAGACAGAGTAGAAACATTTATTGAAGGAGAAAAATAATGTTGCCATACATTTCAGGAGAGTTCGGTGTAGTAGCCGACCCAGAACTACGCTTCAATGACAAAGGAACATCATGGTTAAAAGTTCGTGGAGTTGCGAAAGATAGGACACGGGACAGTAACGGAAGTTGGACTGACGGTGACCCTATTTTCCTTGACATCATCATTAGTGGTAAGTCAGGTGAAAACTTGTTTGAAAGTATCGCTAAAGGTGACAGCATCATGGTGTCAGGGAAACTTAAACAACGAGAATACGAGAAAGACGGTCAAAAACGCACAGTAATCGAAATACGTGCCGACAGTATCGGGGTATCTGTGCGTTGGGGTTCCGCTAAAACACCTAAAGCCATTGAAAGCACAGGATCAGTCAGTGCAGTAGCAGATGCTTTCGGTGGAGAAATAATGGAAGAAACAGAAATACCTTTCTGATTGTCTACTAAGTAGACGGCGATCCCGCGAACACCAAGATAGGTACGTGGGATCGCACTAGACACAAGATAATCTTTTAAGTACAGTAAGAAGCCCCCCAAGGGACAGGGTGAACCTTGGGGGGCTAACACAGGGTTGATCTGTGCAAGAACAATTATTGCATACGTTACTCCTGTCTACAAGATGAGGAGTGTTATGTCTATCAAGATAATGTCGTGGGTGCTAGATCATTCCCCTTATGAGGGTAAAGCCCGACTAATACACGTTGTACTCGCTGACCACGCCAATGATGATGGGGTGTGTTGGCCTAGTCAGGTGAAGATCGCTGCTCGTGCTGGTTGTTCTGTTGAGCATGTCAGAGTAACTGTCAAACAGATGATCGAAGATGAGTACATTGAGATTACTTCGGTGTCAAAAGGTGCAGGTAATGCACAGAAATACCTTCTAAAGAACCCCAAGTCAGTTGGGGTAGTGGGATTGGAAGTACCCCAAGTGGGCAGGCAAGTACCCCAAGTGGACGGGGTAAGTACCCCAAATCCGTCCCCTAATAATCATCAAGAACCATCAAGAATCATCAATAAGTGTCCCTACTGTCGTAGAACCATTCAAGAAGACAAGGCACACAACTGCTCCGCTATGAATCAACTAATCAGATAGGTGAATTACTGTGAATGAGATTGAATGGCAAGATGGAGCGTTATACACGGGACTGTGGGGTCAGGCAGAGAAACTATTCCAGATAGTCAGCGTTGATGACTTTGATGCGGGGAACCGACAAAATTTAGCGGAACTTATTCATAGAGCGACGTTTGAGTCGAAGGATTCTATACAAGACTTTGTTAGAGATGAAGCAACCAAAAAGGGTAAAGACTTCACTGTTTTTGTTACTCAAGTTATGACATCAGGGTTCACTGGGACACCCGGGTACTACGGTGAGAAAGTCAGAGAAGTGTCTCGTAAAAGACTTGTGAGTAAAGCGTTAGCGACAGGTCAAGACAGGATGGGTAAGGATTGGTCTGCCGATGAGGTTGCTGAACTTGTTGTCACCGAACTTGCCACGCTACCTAAGACAGCGGATAGTAACGATGATTCATGGACGCTGGATGACATTATGGGTTTACAGGTTGAGTTTGAACCGTTCACGCTACCGAACATGCTTAAACGTAATGAGAGACTTGTACTCACAGGTTCAGAAGGTGGCGGTAAGTCCGTGTTCGTGTATCAGATGCTTACTGGTGCAGCGTTTGGGGTAGATACGTTTTCGTTGGAAAGAACTGAACCTAAAAGAGTTTTGTTCCTTGACGTTGAAAACAACGAATTCCAAGCGAGAGCGAACCTAGACAAAATAGTTCCCACACTCAGGGAAATAGCACCCGACGCTAACCCTGAATGGCGTTCACTTAAACGCAGAGTTGTTGATTTACTGGCATCAAAAGATAGAACTGATGTTATTCGCAGGATAGTTCACTACAACCCTGACATTCTTTACATGGGTACGGCATACAAACTCACTGACGTTAGTGAGGACACACACAAGTCCGTTAGAGCAATCCAATCCGTTGTTGACCGGATTAGGCAAGAAATAAGTTGCACTGTCATTGTTGAACACCATGCCGGTCATGGGCACTTAAACGACCGTAACAACATGCGACCAGAAGGATCGTCTTACTGGCTTCGTTGGCCTGACTTCGGTTACGGTATGCAGCCATTAAAGAACAGTGACGGAAGCAGGCTGATGAGGCTTGGTGCTTGGCGTGGGGACAGGTCATCCGACAGAAGTTTTCCTGTAGCGGTAAGGCAGGGATCAGTTATGCCGTGGAAACCCGTGTATGAGGATGAATGGGACGCTCTCTACTCACATATCCACGACAAATAGTTGTCTACTAAGTAGACAAAAAAAAGGAGAAAGCAATGGAACAACTACCGGACTACAACATGGAACCACCAGAGTATCCAGAGTACGAGTGCACATGCGAAGACGAAGAGGACTGTGAAGATTGTGAAGTCGAAGGCTGTGAATGTATTGAGCATGACACTGGTTGCGATAGGTGTAAGCAGGATAAAGGATGCAGTTGCGACGAGCAGTATCGGGCGTGGAAAGAAAGGGATTGGTGATGGGTAAATTAAAAGATTTATATGTAAACGTTGAACATGACGAAGAAGAAACACATGAGTGACTTGTTTACAGGATTCATGTATGTATCAACAGCAATAGTTACATTTATCATACTGAAATGGATGTGGGAGTTATGAATGAACAATTCGAATTACCTGTTCTTCCTTACGCTGGTACGTCAGGTTGGTCAGGTACAAACACAAGTAAGGATAGGGCTTTTGATTCTGACTCCACAGGGAAGACTAAGAGGTCTCAAATTGATGCGCTAAAGGCAATAAACAATTTAGGAACCTTTGGGATTACTTGGAAAGAACTCAGTGAAATAACTAGGTGGCATCACGGCTTATCTAGCGGGGTACTTAGCATTTTACATAAAGAAGGTATGATTTCACGGCTTCTCGAAAAAAGAGGGAAGTGCCGTATTTATGTTGCTAACCATAAAGTTGATGGGAGAGAGACGGACAGCCAAGGCCGGAAGCCAAAGGAGTGCCCCAACTGTGGGCATCTCGTGTAACCCAAGGAGTAAGCATGATCGAATCTTTATTACTAACCGCAGTCCTACACATGCCGACAGAAAAACAACAACCAAACTTCATCGGCTACCAAATAAGTGAGTACCAAGGAAAGTGGTACAACAAAAAATGGGAATCGTTACGCAAGTGCATCATGTTTAGGGAGTCCCGATTCAACTATCGGTCAGAGAACAAAACGTCTTCAGCGAAAGGCGTGTACCAATTTCTTGATTCTCAATGGAGAGACTCTCTCGTTTGGATGATGCGTAAGGAAGGCGGCAACTTTCATAAGATGGAATCATTAAGAGATAAACCCATCAGTAAATGGAGCAGGTACTACCAAGACAGGGCTTTCTTCACAGCATGGCAACACGGTGAAGGTGCCTCTCATTGGGACCTGACCAGACACAACTGTTAAGGACACGAATGAAAGATTATCCCCATTGGGAAACAAAAGCATTGTGCGCTCAAATTGACCCAGAAATTTTTTTCCCAGAAGTCGGTAACTCTTCTCACTGGGCAAAAAAAATATGTAAAGATTGTGAAGTCACAGAGAAATGTTTAACTCTGGCGCTAAGTAATCCTACTCTTACGGGTATTTGGGGTGGCACAACTTTTAGGGAAAGAGCGAAAATGAGATACAAAAGTAGGTCCAATGTCTAATCCTCAGAAAAACAAAGGAGACAAATTTGAGCGAGACACTAAAGACTATCTCGTTGCCAACGGCTTTAGAGTTGATCGAACTAGGGCGGGTTGGGCTGATGACCGAGGCGACTTACATGGAGTTGATGGGTTTACTTGGGAGTGTAAAAATTGGAAAACAATCTCCCTCCCACTATGGATCAGAGAACTTGAAGCAGAGTGCGTCAACAACAGTACCGAACTTGGCGCTGTCATCCACAAAAAGCGAGGAGTAACCGACATGGGAGAGCAATACGCCACATTCCCACTAAGGATGCTGGTACAACTACTCAAGGAAGCAGGCTACAAATGATTCAATTCATGGTATCTAACTTTGCTTACGCAATCCTTTTACTAGGAATGATCCTGATCGCTATCTATGTGCTAATAACCTCACTTTTCAACAAGTGAAGTTCTCTACAAGAGTCCGTGAGCAAATAAAAAACAGGTCAAAAGGCCAATGTGAAGTTTGCGGTATGCAACTAATGATCTACGAAGCACAGATACATCACCGTAGACCAAGAGGAATGGGTGGTTCTAAATCTTCATCGACAGGTTCAGTGTCTAACGGTTTACATGTTCACATGAAATGCCACGCAAGGATTGAAAGTAACCGCATTAACGCTATGGATAACGGCTATTTGATGTATCAAACCCAGGAACCTAGCGAGGTTCCGGCTAGGCTTTGGTATGGGTGGCATCTGTTAAACGAGGACGGTACTGTTACCGCTATCCAGCGGGAACGTGATGGAGGGGAAGCCTCACTTCCCGCTGGTGTCCAAGTGGTCAAGGATGTCGAAACTTCCGTTCATAGCGAGAAAGTCCAATGGGTTTCTGACACCATTCCTATGTGAATATCCACGAATCATTCTCAACACAGCCCTATGGCTAATTCCCAATTCAGTAGCAATCAGGTCAGTGGGCATACCTTTGCTTTTTGCTTGGTAACAAAAAAGTTCTAGCGAGTTCTTCATTCTTTCGCTGATCCTTTTGCTGGTGTTCGCTAACGCTGTCATTCTTAATTGAATGTCAGACTCCCCATCTATAATGTCGAACATGTTAGCAATCGTGTCACGCATGGCTGACTCTTTGACATAAGACATGAGATCATGGTACTATAGAGTCACAACAAAACAATAAGGAGCGCACATGTTAAACGAAAAACAATACGAACAACTATTAAAACCCCTCAACCCAAACCGAGTAGCGAAGCGTAAAGGTGGCGGAGGAAAACAACTCTCCTACCTAGAAGCATGGGAAGTAAAAGCCCACCTAACACGTATCTTCGGATTCCTTAACTGGGATTGGAGAGTAACCAGCGCTGAACTAGTCTTTGAAGAATTGACCGACGGTAAATGGAACGTTGGCTACAAAGTCCTAGGAACACTTCGCATAACTTCCAGCCCCGACTTTCAAGGGGCTTCATACGCTGAAGCAGCCATAGGATTCGCAACCCTAGGATCACGCGGAGAAGCACACGACATGGCAATCAAAACCGCTGAGTCAGACGCACTAAAACGAGCAGCAATAAACCTAGGCACACAATTCGGTCTATCCCTGTACGACAACGGATCAACCAAAGACGTAATCGGACGCACACTAGACCGCGAACACGGGGATCCTGTGACTGATATATCGGAGGCTCCCCCTATCGAAATAGTTTCTGACAGCGAGGGTGCTGATGTTTGGATCGCTCTAATGAAGGATGCGGTATCAGCGAATGACATACCAACGTTGCTTGATATTAAGAAAGACATGAAAGAGAAAGAAGTTCTTGAAAACCTTTATCAAGGTGGGACACTCTCTAAATGGCACGACAAGGCCGTTGTGTCGGCAGGGAAGGTTTCGGCATGAAAGACTACGGCGCTCTAATAGAGGCAGCCCTGCGCTCTCACAGCGACGGTAGTGCCCGTTCTATCCAGTCGGCAGACGGAATCCTTGGCCCCAGTGATATTGGTTTCTGTCGCCAAAAAGCAGTCCTTATGACTAAAGGTGTCGAAGCAACGGACTCAACACCGATAATGCCAGCAGCAGTAGGGACAGCGATGCACACCTACACGGAGACAGCGATCAAAAAAATGTTTCCCACTTGGCTTGTTGGCAGCATTGACAACACTAGGGTCACAGCGACACTACCTAGCGGGGCACAAATATCGGGAAGTTTCGATATTGCTATCCCTGAAGACAACACCCTGCTAGACATCAAAACTAAAGACGGTTTGGCTTGGGTTGTCCGTGAAGGAGCATCCCAATCTAACAAGTTCCAACGTCACCTTTACGTCCTTGGGGCGATAGCAGCAGGAATTATTGATCCTAATAAAACAATCTATGTTGGGAACGCTTTCATTGACCGTTCAGGTAAAAACGAAAACATTGTTGTTGACACCCAAGAATGGGATCCTACCCTCACGGATGAGATTGATTCTTGGATCAGTGACGTTACTTACGCTGTAACACACGGAGAAGACGCTAGTAGAGACATACCTGCCGCTATCTGTGAACGAATCTGCTCACACTTCACGGCTTGCCGTGGAGGTTTAACAGTTAATGAAGGTGGAGAGCAAATAACTGATAACGAATTACTGGCAGCGGTAAGCATGTATGTTGAGGCTGGAACTATGGAAAAGACAGCCAAAAACATGAAAGATGAAGCGAAAGCACATCTACTAGGGGTTAACGGAACCACATTGACTCATCAAGTACGCTGGGTGCAAGTCAACCCTTCGCGTGTTGAATCTTTTGACAAGCAAGGTTACGAGCGTTTAGATGTTCGTAAAGTCAGAAAAACCTCCTAACCTGTCCCCCCCGACTGGTTAGGTGTGAGTAGCCCCGCTAGGTTTCCTTGTTTCCCTAGCGGGGCGGCTCTGACTAAAACAGGAGAAAAAATGGAATCTAAGTCAATGGAATTAAAGTCGTACACATGTACTAACTGTGGGAACAACGTTTGGTCTAACGATAACGAACCAGTATTTGGTATTGGTGGTTGTTTCGCTGTCCAAGGTCACGACTACCAGTTTGATGATCCGAAGTTTGAAGGAGAAAACAATGAGTGAGATACAGCGTTGGGAATTTGGCTTTAGCCAAATGAATGAACACTCTCAAGGAGAGTTTGTTACTTGGAACGACCACGTTGCTGCGCTTAAAGCGGCGCGGAATGAACTCCCCGATGTGGGAAGTTGGACACCCGAACCAAAGTTTAAGGTTGGGGATCGGGTTCAGTGGGGTAAAGACTTTGGCACAGTGACCGAGCCTGAACGCGAATTGGATCGCGTCGCTGTGAGTTGGGATGACGGCGATTACTCAACTGTGAGATTGTCTGACCTTACCCTCTACGCCCCGCCAGTAACCACTTGTGGTTGTCCGGGTGGTTACGTCAAGAAAGCACCGACACCTGCCGAACTGATCCCAACCCTGAAAGAGCATGAGTGGGTGCGGGTGACTACTACATACAACGAAAAGCCTTTCGAGGGGACAGTTTTTTTTGCTCACGGAGCAATCATGGTTGGACTTAACATTCTCGCTCCAAACGATTCACCTCCAAACCCGTCCATCACATCAATTGAACGCTGCGACCCACCGGAGGTGAAGTGATGAGTGAATCATCTGTAACCCGTCAATTCACCCCCAATATCGGGTGTATTTTGACTTTTTCGTTAGGGAAAGATCACGCCAGAATATGCCCAACCGGGCATGGTGTGGCTTACTCCTTAAACGGGCAGGAGGTGAAGTGATGAGTGAAAAAGAACAGCACGAATACGAGATTGATCTTTTTTTGTGCATGATCCATGACGTTTTTTGTGGCAGCCCTCACATGAACGAGTGTTCCATAACGAGAACTATGGATCGCCTAAGCACAAGATCGTGGGCATCCGATCACTTAAGAACATTGGCCCAAAAAATGGAGGTGAAGTGATGAGCAAGATTCCGCGTTACAGAATGACCAACAACCTTGGCGAATTGGACAACGACAACGGCAGTTGGATTAAGTACGACGATCACGTTGCCGCCATCAAGGCTGCTGTTCTCGCTGAGCGTGTGCGGTGCCTAGACATCGTTGAAAACATTCACGGTTGCGCTGTTGGTGTAAATGGGTATCTGTACCTAGATCCTCGTGGTGAATTAGTAAGCAGATCACGCGTTGAAACTGCGATCAGATGGGTAAAGGTGAAGTGACCCGCTGGATGAGTAAAGGTGTTTGTGCTCAGACTGACCCGGAAGCGTTTTTCCCGGAGGTCGGACAATCATCTAGGGTAGCAAAAAGTATTTGTGGTCGGTGTGAAGTAAGTATTCAATGCCTTGATTTTGCTCTCGCGGATCTCACACTGTTGGGTGTTTGGGGTGGCTTGAGCCACTTGGAACGTAGGCAACTAAAAAAAGCGGCCTAATAATCTGACGTACACTGGAGGGGTGACAACTATTATCGGATACGAACATGAGCAGGGTTGTGTTATCGCTTCAGATACGCAGACAACCGCCGGGGACGGGTATCCTTTCACTCATCCTGATCTTGTGAAGATCCTTTCCCGTGGCGGGTATCTGGTTGCTGTGAGTGGGGAGAATCAGTCATGCGATATTGCCGCTTATCTTTGGGATCTTCCTGAACGCGACGATTCACCTTGGTATCAGTTCGGTATCACAGTGCTGTCCCCTTCTCTACGGGCAGCCCATGAAGTGCACGGCTTTGTGCCGGATAAAGAAAACGATTGGGCGGTAATGATTGCCAGTCGTGGGGAACTTCTCACCATAGAATCCGACTATTCCATTCTTCGTGCCGCTGACGGCTTGTACGGAATGGGTTCAGGTTCAGGCTACGCACTGGGCGCACTCACGATTCTTTTAGGGGTTACGAGTGTTACTTCCGCTATGGAGAGGGCAGTTCTGGTAGCGTCAAGGTTCGACGTTTTTACGAGCAACGAAACCAATGTTGTGACCCAACGGAAAGAGGTGGCCTACTGACAAACACTTGCCCTGTACCTCGAAAATTGGAGCATAATGATTCTCAGCATTTTCATGTCAGTAGCAGTAATCGTTTCACCCGTTGTTCAAATTCCACAATCACATGATTATAGAACGGCTCACAGTGAGGCCGCGCAAGACTGGAAAGGTTTTGAACCTTCCCTGTATGAAGGTAAATGGTTCGACCCGAAAGACGAAAAAATCCGGGAGTGTATTTCCTTCCGTGAATCCCGCCATAACTATCGCGGCACTAACTCCTCGTCATCCGCTGAGGGGAATTATCAGTTTCTTGACAACTCGTGGCGTGACTCTTTGACGTACATGATGGTTGAGGAGTCCCGAAAGAATGGGGATGGACTGGTTAAACAGATCCGTGAACTTCGTGATGAACCCATCCGAAAATGGAACCGTTACTTCCAAGACAGGGCGTTTTGGACTGCTTGGCAGTTCGGTGCAGGTGCGAAACATTGGTTTGAAACTATTCCCTCTGGACGGTGCTAACCTTTTGACATGGACAACTTGTACGACACAGAGAAGGCTTTAGAGTCCGCTGTTTACGCTCACGACAAGGAGCATGACGGCGGCAACTCACTTCTTGTTAGTTGGGTTGTTGTTGCTGAATGGATAGACGCTGACGGTAACCCGAACCTGACCGCTTACGCCAAGACAGGTGTCCCGTACTGGAGGATAGACGGGCTACTGTCAAACGCACATGAGGGTTTGCATTACACAATAGACGACGAAACGTAATGACACTAACCCGCTACCAACACATTAAAGACCTACAAAAAAACGTTAACCACATCATCCCGGAACTCACGCAAACAACTGACGAGGATCTCATTGACCTTGTGAGGGCTATTGAACGGGCTTACGCGCACGTTTTAATTGAGGCGGGTTTACGGGGTGTCGTAGATTACTAAACCCTGTATGCCCCTCTAATGTGGCGTTATGTATTTGACTCAAAACAGTGAGATGCGGCGGGATGGGGTGTGGAACTTTACTCTGCCAGCGTGGGTTATTGAACTGGAGGACGGTTCACATTTCAACGTGTGCCCGAATGCGGGGGCGTGTGCGAAGTTTTGTTACGCAAGAAACGGGACGTATCTTTTCCCTAAGGTTAAGGGGAAGCATTTAAGTAACTTGACCCTTGTGAAGGATGACCCGGACTGGCCGGACGTTATCGCGGAGGAACTAGCGCACAAGCGATTTAAGCCACGGAGAGAGCCTAGAATCATTCCGGGCCTAGATACTACGGCTCACCTGACTACGGCGGTAAGAACGTGGCTGGAGGCCGGTGGGCAGGCTGTACGGATACATGACTCCGGGGATTTCTTTTCCCGCGAGTATCTGGACGGCTGGATCTCACTAGCGGAACGATTCCCAGAGATCCTGTTCTACGCCTACACGAAAGAAGTACAACTGTTCGAGTCCCTCACACTGCCCGATAACTTCCTGACCGTGTACTCAATGGGTGGGAAACAGGACACCATGATTAACAAAGACACTATGCGTCACGCAGACGTTTTCCCGGACATTGACTCTATCGAAGCGGCCGGGTACATGAGCCAACACGAATCCGACCTACTGTGTGTCCTCCTTCCCACGACCCGGATCGGTGTACCGCAAAACAACATTAAACATTTCAAAAAGAAACTAGACGGGCGAACGTTCTCGCAGGTTCAAGAGGAAAGAAAACGGCACTGAGTGTTTCTAGATGACGCGGCTTGTGTCGGGGCTGACCCTCACCTTTTCGACGCAACCAACGGGCCTAAAGTATTAGATGCCTTGTCTTACTGTGACCGTTGCCCGGTAATACCTGAATGTGACCGGATAGTTGCCCCGCGTCGGTCGTACTATGACGGGGTCGCCGCTGGTAGGGTTTGGGCTAACGGTCGGATAGTCCGGCGTGAAAGAATCCGGGGAGATTAAAATGACACAAGTAACACTGATCGGTAACGCTGTTGGGGAACCGAACCTAGCGTTTAGCAAAGCAGGAGATGCAGCAGCGTCCTTCACGGTGGCAGTTAATGAGCGCGTGAAACAGGGTGACCAATGGGTAGATGGGGAAGCAACCTTTTACCGTGTAACGGCGTGGAGGAAACTGGGGGAGCAGTCCGCTGAGTTGATTAAGAAAGGTGACCGGGTAATGGTCGCTGGGAAACTGAAAGCCAAAACGTACACAACTAAAGAGGGTCAAGAAAAACTTTCGCTAGAAGTTACTGCCGATGAGGTAGGGAAGTCCATCCGGTTCGAGAAAACAAACAACACACCGAAACCCACACCGACAGATGACCCGTGGGGCGCGACCTTTGATGAGCCACCTTTTTAGACGGTACAATCGGTTCATGACCCCGCTTCAGATGTATGCCACTACTGCTCACGAAATGTATTCGGCTTTTGTTGAGGCGGGGTTCTCCGAAGTTCAAGCAGCCTACCTAACCGCAATGAGGATAAACGCTGATGCCAGACAATAACTACGACTTTATCGAAATTGGTTCGTCTGGCCTCCGCAGGTCAGGCGGTTACATTGACGAGGAGTTCCTGCCCCAACTTCGCGGGGTTAAAGGGTTCAAGGTTTACCGTGAAATGCGGGACAACGACCCTGTTGTTGGGGCGATGCTATATGCCATTGACAAAGTAATCACGCGACTGGACTGGCGTATTGAGGGTGAGGATGAGCGCACTAAAGTATTCGTTCAGGAATGTTTAGATGACATGTCGGACTCGTTTGATTCCACGCTGCAAAACATTCTTTCCATGCTGGTGTACGGCTGGTCTTATCACGAACTTGTTTACAAGATCCGGGGTGGACTGACAGGGGACGCTAAAACAAACTCCCGTTTTAGCGATAACAGGATAGGTTGGCGTAAATGGGGTGTGAGGGCGCAGGAAACCCTTCAGGAATGGATGATTGACGTTGACGGTGGTATTCAAGGGATGATTCAAATGGATCCGTCAGGGGGCGGGTTACACCGTATCCCCGTTGAGAAGGCGTTACTGTTTAGAACAACTACGAACCGAAACAACCCTGAAGGCTACTCGCTTCTCCGTAACGCTTACCGCCCGTGGTTTTATAAGCGTCGTATTGAGGAGATTGAAGCGATTGGGATTGAACGTGACCTTGCCGGTCTACCAATGGCCTACGTTCCACCGGAGTATCTTTCACCGTCTGCAACGAGCGCACAGAAAGCAGTCCTTCAGTCTGTTACTGAGATTGTGCAAAACATCAAAAGGAACGAGCAGGAAGGTGTCGTTTTCCCTGCCGCTTACGACTCCAACGGTAATCGTGTCTTTGACTTAACTTTGCTGTCGGCTAGTGGCTCCCGACAGTTTGATACCGGGGCAGTGATCCAACGTTACGATCAGAGAATCACAATGACGTTGCTGTCCGACTTCCTACTCCTTGGATCTGATCGGGTGGGGTCGTTTGCTTTGGGTTCCACGAAAGTAGACTTGTGGACTCTGGCCGTGGACTCAATCGCTAAAACAATCGGAGAGGTAGTGAACCAATTCGCTATCCCGCGCCTCCTAAAACTGAACGCTATGCGTACCGACAAAATGCCGTACTTAACCTACGGCTCCGTCAGTAACGTTGTTCTTCCAGAGGTCGCAGACTTCGTATCGAAACTGGTTACTGCCGGTGTGCTAACCCCGGATCACGGTTTGGAGTCGTACCTTCGTGACCTCGCTGACCTTCCCGAAGCGGAACCTGTCCTGTAATGCTCGTGTTTAAGGCTCGCCCTAGACGCGACCCGGCACAAAGGGTTGATCTTACTGAGTCGCAGAAACGGATCATGCGTTTATTGAACACAGCCATGAACGAGGTTCGCCGGGAGGTTATTCGTGATGAAGGGAAACTCCTTGACGGGGTAGAACACTTGTCGTTGGACAAGGTTGTGAACATGGTGACAGATGAACCGTGGCTGGAGATGCAGCAGGCACTTCAGGACGAGTTGCTGGGGGAACTTAACGACGCAGGTAAGAGGGTGAAACTTCCCGCTATTCAGAAAGCCACAATCGTTTACAGTTTCGACGCGACCCGACCAGAGGCCGCAGCGTGGGCGCAACTTGAAGCCGGAAAAATGGTGAGTCAGGTTATTGAATCCCAACGTGACGTTGTAAGGGATTACGCTTCCCGCGCAAGCATGGGGGAGTTCACGCCAAGGCAAGTTGCCCGTGGTTTGCGTGACGTTGTTGGTTTAACCACGCAGCAATCCGGTTGGGTACAGAACTTTCGTGACAACGAAATCGGTCGTCAAATGGCGACAGGTAAGAACTTTGATCAGGCTTACGCCGCGAGTGAGAAAGCCACCGACCGTTACCACAATAAGATTCACAGGTACCGTACGGAGACTATTGCCCGTACTGAGACTTTGAGGGCTTCTAACGAGGGAAGGAACCTAGCGTGGCAACAGGGGCTGGATGAAGGGTTTATTAACCCTAATGCTTCTAAAGTGTGGTCGGCTGAACTTGACGGTCGGGTGTGTGATTTGTGTGCACCACTTGACGGGGTGATAGTTCCTATTAAAGGAAGTTTCTCTGCCGGTGATCCACCACGTCACCCGAACTGCCGTTGCACTGTTTTACTGACTGACGCTATTCCGACAGATATTGCTTCGATGACTGACGCGCAACTTGACGCTGAAATTGAATCCTTACTTAGCCCAGAAATACCCCTGCCTAATCAAATGCTGTCACCAGTAGAACAAGTCGCGCAGTTAAAAGCGGAATCAGACAGTGTTTATTCAAGAATGGCAAGCCACCTTCAGGGCAAAGAAGTACTCAGCGACGCAGACTTTGAGATCCTATCGCAGAGAAGGATCAAGATTTACGATGAAATATATAAAGTTGAGCAGAAAACGCTTGTTGTTCAAGTACCAAAAATGCCAGTACCAAAGCCGTCAGCAGCAAGCCGGAGCCTGTTTGACGACTTAGTGAATGATGTGTCATACGAAGGAGGGGACGATGTTTCACGGGCTTTACAGGAATGGCAAGGCGAAGGGTATAGAAGAATCGGTGGCGCTCTACAAAAGGGAATTAACTTAGATGATGTTTCTTCAGACATAGTCAGTACGATTGAAACTCTTGAAGACGGTATGAATATGCTGCCAAGAAATACAAAACTTTTCAGGGGCCAAACCGAGGGCTTGGACATCTTGCAAGTAGATGATTTAATAAGTAACCAGAACTTCACGGCAGCAACAACTGATTTATCTACCGCAGGAATGTTTAGTAAGTCTGCTGGCGGTGTTTTAGGGAAAGCGAAGCCGGGTGATCTAGTGACGCTTATGGAGATCAACACAAAGCAAACCTTCGGCTTAGCGATTAAAGGCAGTGATGAGTTTGAAGTGTTGCTGGAGCGTGGTCTTAATCTGAGGGTTACTGGTTCACGACTTCAGGAACTAGACGGCGTCAAATACAGAATAATGGAGGTGAGTGTGCAGTGACTGAACAGGAAGCGGCAAAGATACAACGTTTAACCGATTCTGTATTTGTTGTTGAAAATAATAATAGCCAGACTGATAGCGGGGTAAACTAACATCATGGATCTTCTTCAGCACATAGATTTATTGAGTAAAGAGCAGTTGGTTTCGTTGTCGCAGAGGGACGACGCTACGGGGGTTCTTGCCGAGTACCGGCTGGCAGCATTAACAAACTCACCTGCACCGTTACGGGAAACAGTTGTGACGGGTCAAGGCTACGCGATTGTGGCGGCTAATGGTGAACTGACTCGTGTTGAACTTGACGGTGTAGCAAAAATGATCCGTGAGGAGGACGGCGAATACTGCGTGTATTCCGCTGACGGTGAACAGGCGTTTGGGTGTTACCGAACAATGGTTGAGGCTCAAAATCGCTTACAGCAGATCCATTACTTTGAGCAAGCCAAAAAAATAGGTGTCGGTGACCACGTTTTGTATTCAGTACCTAAACCACCCGAACCTGCGGTATACGCCCACGGAAGGGTTGATCGAATCGCAACTACGGGGACTGTCAGCCTACCGGGAACAAGTGAATCAGAGGAAGCAACAAGCGATAATCCTGTTGCTGTCATAACCGTGTGGGCAGAAACAGATAACGGATACACTGAAACTGATCGCCATGTTGTACGACCATTCTCACAACTCAGAACCTCCACTGCTCCACTCGAAAAAAAGGTTAGCGCGAAGGTTATGGAAACCCTCAGAGAGAAAGCCAAGAAACACAACGAGGACGTTGGGGACGCGAAAACAAAGCGAACAAGTGCCAGAACCCTTGCCGCTGTCTTTGAGCGTGGCATTGGCGCATATAGAACAAATCCGGGAAGTGTTCGACCTAATGTTTCCTCAGCAGAACAGTGGGCTTATGGCAGGGTAAATGGTTTTCTTCACGCATTAAAAACGGGAAGTTTTAAGCGTGGATCATTTGACACTGACCTACTTCCTAAAGGTCACCCTCATTCAAGTAAATCAGTAACACTGGTGAAGGAATCCTTTGAACCACCGTTAGGCGTACAGGAATCAGGTCAACAGGCACTTGACTGGATTGCGGAAGGTCACGCTGGGGACGGTTTCACGGATGTGGGTCGTGCACGGGCTTCTCAACTGGCACGGGGCGATAATGTTTCACGGGAAACAATCGGGCGCATGGCTTCTTTCCTTGCACGTCACGAGGGCAACTCAAGTGCTGAGGGCTGGAACTTTGGCGAGGACGGATTCCCTTCACCGGGACGTGTTGCTTATGAGGCGTGGGGTGGCGCGGAAGGGAAAACGTGGGCTGACTCCATCATGGGGCGCGAGAAGGCTGTTTGCCCTATCGCAACTTACAGTGTTCCCGTGAACTTGAAGAACCGGCAGACCGCTATTGAGGTTGCTGATTATGGCCCGTTAAATCCGGGGCTACCTAACAATGAGTATTGGGAGCATCTCGCAACCTATTTCGATGTGACCCCGGTGGAGGCACGATCAACAGTGTGCGGTAATTGTGCTGCGTTCGATCAGACAAGCCACATTGAGGACTGTATCGCTGACGGTTTAAGTGGGGATAATGAAGATCCGTATGACGTTATTGAGCAGGGGGATCTGGGTTACTGCCGGGTGTTTAAGTTTAAGTGCGCTTCTGCACGGACGTGTTCGGCGTGGATAGCAGGCGGCCCGATTATTGATGATGAGCCGTTGGAGTTGGCGAAAGCAAAGTTTGTTCGTAAGTCAGAGGATCGACAGTTCACTCTTGGCCCCCTGTATGTTCCTGATTTTATGGATGCTCATGGGGAATGGACTGACCCGGATACTTTGCAGGCCGCTGTTTGGGGTTGGGTGAACTCCGGTGATCGCAGGATTTTCTTGCAGCATGACCGTGACGTGGAGGCGGGTAGTTGGGTGGAGGTTATGACGATGCCGCAGCCGTGGACGGTGGACATGTTGGGGTCGGATGGGTCTGTTGCGGGTAAAGTGACGTATCCGGCTGGGACGGTTTTCCTTGGTGTTATCTGGAATGACGAGTCGTGGGCGAAAATTAAGCGTGGTGAGTTGCGGGGTTATTCGATTGGGGGTATGGCAGGTTCGGTTTATGCGGAGATGCCAGAGGACGCTGTCCGTGAGGGTGTTGAGGTTCCCGACTAGATTGATGTTTAATGGAGATTTAAGGGGCTTCTAACGGTGTCTCCTCACATGGTTGGGTGATTACAAGGGGATTATTATTAGGGGCTACTGGAGCCTTGTTTGTGTAGGTGGTTCATCTAACACCCCCCGCTGATTAAGCACTAGGGGGTCATGCTATGGTTGGCCTATCGGAACAAGGGGTTCTAAGAAAAGGGGCAAGAAAATGATTGCAATAAATATCGAAAACGTAGTTAAAACATACTCAGGTGGAACCGGCTGCGCCTGCGGGTGCAAAGGAACCTACGCCTATCCCGAAAATACCACCGCAACAGAATCGCAGTGGGGAACACTCAGCGACCGGACAGTGAAAAGCCGGTTAAAGAAAGTGAACGACGCAATCGTTGAGGATCGTTTAGTGCATTTAGATAATTGGTTCGACGGATCATGTTACGAAATCCAAAACGATGAGGGTACTCGCGTCGTGCGTATTTATGTGGACACGGTTACGCCATGAATCTATCCCTTGGTAGTTACTTAAAAAACACCCTGCCAACACTTACGCGAACTGAAAGGAAAGTAACATGAGAGAAATGGAATTCAGAGATCAGTCCATTGAAAAAAATGTTATCCGACTACACCTCACAAGGGCTGAAACATTAACGCTAATTGCGCAACTCGCCGCACAAGGTAACGACGAAATTGACTTGCAACTGTCAATCAGTTCAACACCCCACGAAGGTGGCCGTCTAGCCTTCATTAACCTCAATGGGTTCTCAGGAATCCTAACAACCGCAACCGAACAATTCGTGGCACTGAAAGTAGGTAACCAGTAATGAAAACAATAGGGCCAACCCGCCTCGTTAAGACAATGGAAACCCAGAGGGGTTATGCCATAGGAATTATTAGCCAAGACATAAACTCAGAGGATCATTTTAGTGTCATTAGAATAAATGAGAAGTCTCAATATGTCACTTTGTCTCACCACGGTACAAACGCAACCGAGGCAGAAAAAACCGCTTACAAGGAATGGGCTTCTGAAAAAGGAGGGTCAACACAATGAAACTTACCCGCCGTGGGGAACTGGTCGTCTACCCGTTGCTCGTTTTGGCGATTGTTGCCCTTATGGGTTTTGTTGGCTGGATCGAAGGATGCATCTAATGAAAACAATTAAATTACCTAAGAAGAAAAGGGAAATAACTAAAATGAAAACATTTATTACGGTACGAGATTTCGACGGAGAAATGCACCCTTACGTCACTGACTTAAATGGATTAAGGGTTGAGTTTGATTCGACAAGGGAATACCCGCTGCTCGCTACATGTGTTGATACTGGCATAAACGTGATTAGTTTAGATGACACTAACGATCACATGAGACTCATACAGTCTATTGACTGCAACTACCGGACAGAGG